CACAAGCAATACATAACAAAGGCTATAACCTAACATCATTCCTTAAATTGATTGGGTTTAGTCTTAGATGGTATTACACGCTCTGTCATAAAGGTGCGCCTCGATATGATTTTTTAAAAAGTAAGGTTGAAAAATTATGAAATACATACTGTTAATATCATATGTTCTTTTAACTAGTTATTTGTTAACCAATCAATCACAAAGGGGGTATGATGAATTTGCACTGCAACTATGGGGAGCATATCAAATCAAAATTGGTGACAGTAAAAAGGCTGTGATTGAAAAGGCTGGATTACCTAACGATTGGGATTGCTACACAGAAGCTGGTTATCAGTCTTGTGACGCAATATATAACTTTGCCAGCGTAACTATTATTTTTGGTTTTGATAATAGTAACAATGTAACTAGCATTTATTATTAAGTGTGATTTCACCTAATTAACGCCACCTAACGGCCCTGTATTAAGGTTTGCTTTCTCAAACGCTAAAGGCTCAAGTGCTTTTAGTTGTTCGAGTGTATAGTTCTTACCTGTTTCATCCCTGAACTGTTGAATCTTTAAATCGCCGCGTCTAAACAATGCGGCTTTTTCTTTGCCATCTGTAAATTGGCTAAAATATTCATCCTGGAAACTAGCGGGTTGGCTTCTCATCCATCCGTCAAACTTAACACTCCCTGACACTTGCTTTGCGCCCTTTGGTCCGACTGAAGGTCTAACGGCTGATTGTGAACCCCTTGCAAATTCAGGCTTTACAACGGGTATTCTTAGCGACCGGCAATTCCAATGAGCTGGGGGAAATGGCCCTTTATTTACAGGATATATCCGACCATCACGACCACCACAAATAAGCGTTGTACTGTCATCTAATACAGAAACCCACTCATCACCGCTAAATATAGAGGCGTTTTCAGCGGCTACACGCTTACGGGCTTGTGATGCTGCATGATTGATTGATGTCTTAACTAGCGCAGCGGCTTGTGCCTTATGTCGATGTTTAGCTAGTTCTGATACTTGCCTTGTAACTTCTTGTGTCGTATCTCCTGCTAATATGCCATCACCTATTACATTTCTAATCTCTTGCGACTTGTTAAAGGTGAATTGCCTCATTGCCTGGTTAATAGTTAATTGACCAGGACCAACCGGCGCATCCATTCCCGTCTCAAGTATGAATTGCTCTATTTGATGAATAGCGGGTAATTGAAGTTCAGGTATAGTGTTTAGATTAAATGCTTTATGTGAAAATACCACCTCACTTTCAGCAAACTCTATAACTTCGCTTGTAATGTCTGATGTGAATTCACCAAACCCCATAGAAAGCATTATATCTAAATCTTTGCGTAAACGTACTAGCCTGTCTGTTTGGAACTCTGTAGGCTCTCTCAGCAGTCTTGCGTTAATTGTTTCATAGAATCTCGCTAACTCTTTTTGCGCTTTAATAGCTTGACCATTAGTAAATCGTTGGTTGAGTATTTGTCTGCGAATTAGGCTATCTTCAATAGACATTATACATTAGACTCTAGCGGGTCAATATTACCAACTTCTTGATCTATTTCTTCGTCAGTCCTATCAGACTTAATTAAATCAGCTTTACGCATATTATCCCGCATGTCTGACTTGCCAATAACTCCGCGATCCATTAACTGCATCTGAGCTACTAATAATTGCGGGTTAACTGATTTATCATAGAAGTCTTTGTTGATATCTAATTCATTCTCGCCACTGCCGCCCATGAATTCCATTAACCAAGTAAAGCATTTCTGTAGAGCGTTTTCAGTATTTAATACCACTAAGCCTAGTTTACTATTTTGACCTGCAAAACGTATCTTTGCAGCCTCAGCAGTTTCTACGCCGCCTGAATCTGAGATAATCTTCGCGCCTGTCTTAACGAGTTGTAACTCTTTCATCTCCATGCCCTTACTAGGCATTTGATTGTCATTAGCTTGTAATAGGCTTGCGCTTGCTTCAGTAGGTAACAATAATCCCGTTCTTGAGCCTAGATTGATACCGCCTTTTAATATTTCTTTAACCCAACTTTCAGTTAATCCACTTATAACGGGTGTAGGTTGTCCAACCATAAAGCTAGACTCTTCAAAGTCTGCGCTGTTTCTATAATGCGCTATATTTAACTCGGCTATATCGTAAAGTGTCGCCTTATCAGGTTTTGGATCATTGTTTTCTGAGCCTGCAAACACAAATGGGATCTCAGACCATGTAGAACTGTCTGATTTTCTAGGTATGATGTCGCCTGTTGGTTCGCCATCCTCATCAAAGCCAACTATTAACTCATCATCTTCATCATATAATCGTTGAATATAAACGCCATTGATTAGCAGCAAAGCTCGATGATAAGTTACATGCTCAACACTAAAGCCATCCTCGCCAATCTTTTCAACATCTTCAGCTAATGAAACCATTGTTAAAACGGTTCTACCATTGATAACTGAGGTGCGCCAATTTTTAATCGACTCAGCAGGATATTGCTTAACCGTTGCTTGTAAGTTGTTTGTTTGTGCCTGAGTACCTCCATTAGACAAAGGAAAATCAGCAAGTAAACCGTAACGACCTTTTACTAATAGGTTATCTATAGTTGCTTGAATTAATCCTTGTAATGACAACCCAGCGCCGTTTGAATTGTCTTGTGTGTATTCGATTGATTGATCTAAATCAACAACGGCTTTTTTACGGCCTATCATCCCTGTAAAACCGTCTTTAGTATGCCCGGTAAAGTTAACGAATGATGCTCTAGTTTTATATGCATCATACCTATCTATGTTATCTTGCGAAGGGTCATTAATGTTAGGAGGAGTTAGATAGCGAGAACCAGCGACATTATACAGCCCTGTTTGACCGTTGCCGCCCTCTGTTGCTCTTGCTGCTTTAACTGCTGAACTACCCTCGACACAGTCGCTCACTAACTGCCATTTAGGAAGGTTTTTTACATATTCTTTGTGCTGGTCGCTTACTGGCATAATAGCCCCTTACATTGCAAATCTAACTGGCATTTGTGCCACTGGTTTAATAACAGGGTAATCATAAGCAATAAAATAGCCACCAGCATCATTCATGTGATCTTTGCCCTGCTTCTTGTCTGGTTCGCCATTGTCGCCCCAGACTTGTTGTTCTAAACAATCCGCATAATTAGGACATCTTAAAACATTTACTAAATACATTCTATTCTGGTTATTATCGCAAAAATTACGGTTCATTGCTAATATACGATCTTTAACAAAAGGGTTTTTCTTGTTAGCTATCACAGAAAAGCCCGCTTGATTCAATAGTGCAATATCTGTTTTACTCGCGTCAACTGATTTTCTACTACCACCCGAAGCATCCGGGTAAACTCTTATTGTGCAGCCTTGATACCTCTGTTTGATAATGTTGATCATGTCGGGTGTGTCATAAGCGTTAGCTATTTCATCGACCGCCCTTGGTCCATCTGCATCTTTAACATGAATAACCGCTGCCATTTGACCAACATTAAAATCCATACCAATATAAATCGGCTCTTTGCCATCCCACACTCTATCAGTATTATTAAACTTTCTATCATACTGATTGTAAATAGTGCCTGATGTTAAATTGACAAACTCACCCATAAGGTAAGCTTCAATCAATTGTTCCGGGTATGTTTCCCTTAGTGACGCTATGTAATCAGGTGGTAAATACTTTTCGTTCTCGTATGTGCTAGCCTGGACCATGCTATAACTTTCTGTAGGGTCTTTGGCGAACTGATCATATACGAATAAAAAACCCTCTGGTGTTGTCGTTACACCTACGCTATTTTCTACCCCATCAATTACTAACCGCATACGGGCCACAATCTTATTCCAGGCATTACGGGCCTTTTCTTTTGGTAAAGTATCTATTTCATCAACTAAAGCCCTTGATATTTTAAACCCGATAATCGAGCCAGGGTTATCCATTGACCGACAAATGACAGTGCCATAATAAAACCCGTTACGGTATACATGAACCTCTTTGTTTGATTCTCGTATAACTACCGTAAAGCCTAGTAAATGCGCGGCCTCTTCAAACGTAGGGTAAAATATATCTCTTATTGCAGGGAATGAAACACTAAAGTAACCCTGCCTTGTACCTGGGTGTTTACCAAAGAAGTTTAATAAGTCCAAACATCCGACGAAAGTTTTGCCGCTACCGAACCCTCCAACGTATGCTCTGTATTTAGTATTAAGCCCATTTAAAAATACATTTTGAGGGGCGCTAAGTTCAGGCACCTGTTATCTTAATGTCTTTTACTG